TCAACCCGTCCTATTTTTCAAAGAGATCCTCAACTTCGCACCTGATGAATGGCAGCGCAATGTTGCGACTGACATTGCAATGTACAAACGGGTTTCTGTTAGATCGGGTCAGGGCGTCGGGAAGACTGCTGAAGAAGCCGCAATCGCACTTTGGTTCCTTCCGTGCTTCCCATATGCTCGTGTGGTTTGCACAGCTCCGACTCGTCAGCAACTAAATGACGTATTATGGGCTGAAATCAGCAAGTGGCAATCCAAGAGCCCGATCATGAAGCGGATTCTCAAGTGGACGAAAACGAAAATTTACGTCCGTAAATACGAAGAGCGTTGGTTCGCCACGGCAAGGACTGCAACTAAGTCAGAGAATATGCAGGGTTTCCACGAGGAAAACATGCTCTTCATCGTTGATGAAGCTTCAGGTGTAGCGGACGCGATCATGGAGGCTATACTTGGAACGTTGTCTGGTGAAAACAATAAATTACTGATGTGTGGCAACCCGACAAGGACCAGCGGGACATTTTACGACTCGCACAATAAAGATCGTGCAGATTACCGTACGCATAAGGTTTCTTGTTTAAATAGCCCAAGAACAAGCAAAGAAAACATTGAAATGCTCAAACGAAAATTTGGCGAAGGCAGCGATGTATGGCGCGTTCGTGTAGAAGGGGAGTTCCCCCGCGGCGAATCGGATACATTCATCGCTTTGGAAATAGCAGAGCACGCAGCAAAAGAAGTCTCGTTAGAACCGAGTGGTGATGTGTTGACCATTGGTTGTGACGTTGCCCGCTTCGGTGATGACGAAACATCTATTTATGCAGGAATTGGCCCTAAGGTTGTTGGACAGCATCATCACTATAAGAAGGATACGATGGTTACAGCAGGCTGGGTATTGAATCTGGCCAGAGAGATGATGGAAGCATTTCCCCATATCGTTCAAATCAGGATAAGGATAGACGATAGCGGCGTTGGCGGCGGCGTAACGGATCGGCTGAATGAAATTGTTGCCGAGGAAGGATTACCATACGAGATCATTCCCATTAACAATGGTGCATCGTCGTTAGATGAACATTACGGTAATCTCGGAACAGAAATGTGGGCGTTTATCCGGGATGCATTAGAACAAAACATGAGCAATTTCATTAACGCTGAACCGGCAGTTCTCCAGATTCCCGATGACGATGTTCTGATATCGCAGTTGACTACCCGTAAGTGGACGATGACCAGCAAAGGTAAAATGCTGCTTGAAAGTAAAAAGGACATGAAAAAGCGTGGGCTCAAGTCACCAGACCGAGCCGACGCTTTTGTTTTGACGTTTGGGGAATACATGGTAGAACCTGATGAGCACATCATGACGCCAATGATCGGAAGTGTAGTGATAAAAAGATCATAAATTATCTAATAAGTTCGTCATATTTTCATTAATGTTCAACTGAACTGATTTTTAATAATCTTCTTGTCTTGGGAGTTTATTATACCAATGAGGTTCATCGCCGAGTATGCCAGCTATATCACCAGCTGCTATTTTATCCATGCGTCGAATGTGTTCCGCTACTGTTTTGACTTCATTTTTAACTAAGGGCTCTCTTCTTTTACTGAAAATTTTATCTACGTCATTATTTAATAAATCGAAAGCGAGTGAATCTGATGCCTTTGATTTCGTTGTGCCTGATTTTAGAGACTTTCTGTAAATGGGTAAAGCATTTACGATTATTTCATTTTCAATATAGGTCCAGGGCCATTTCCTTGACATACATTTCAACTCCTTTAAAAGAATAATACATATTTTAACACTAAATGATAATGGAATGATGCTGGGTAGATCAAGAGAGGCATATCATAACATCTATGATAGGTGGAGTAACGTTGTTAAGAAATTAAATAGTAACAAGAGGTATTTCTAAAACCTTTGTCGAAATGTGGTAAAGTTAAATACGGAATCCAGGGGAGAGGTCGTTATTGGATAAAGCAAGAAAAATCGGTAGAAATGATCAATGCCCTTGTGGAAGTGGTGTAAAATACAAACGTTGTTGTATGGAAAAGATAAAAAGAAAGTACATGGCGGAATTTGCTTTACACACCTATACATCATACGGGGCGATTTGTTATCCGCATGATCTGGATACATTGGATGCTAAACGGAAATATCATATTTACATGATAAATCTAATTCCAAAACTATCCTTTGTTGAAGATTCTTTAGAAATTTCCAAACATGAAATAAGTGTGTCAGTCAGGTTAAGAACAGAACTTGAAGATCGAATTGAGAAGTTCACTTTAAGTATAGCGAAAGATATTGATCATACTCAACTCACATTTGAGTTTGACAAGCCTCTTAAATCTATAACTATTAAGAATAGTAAAGGTCACGGTTCGATGATTAGAGTTTTACCTTTTTATTTGCAGCAAACAGAAAATAGAATGGATTGTGAAATAATATATATTGGAAAATCATTTGGGAAAAATGGAGAACGGAATGCCATTCAAAGATTAAAATCTCATAGTACTTTGCAAGAGATACAATCCGAACTATTGTTTGATCCTCCGATTAAGGATTTAGCTATTACCTTATGGGAATTTACACCTCAATTAATTTCTTCATTCGATGGAAGATCCAAGGAATATGAGAAAAGTGAAGAAGAAGATATGCAACACATGAAGGGGATTTTAAATGCACAAGCAATAAAGGTAAATGATCAAATAATTAACATCACAGAGGCAGCTCTCATTAATTACTTTAAACCGGACTACAACGAAAAATTTAAGGATAATTTTCCCGACATTGAGCACGTTGGATATAGGCACTACTATGATTTGGATTATAACTCTTTGCTAGTGGAAATTGACACTGATACAATTGTATCTAAGATTTTCTCTAAAGAGAGGGCTTATCCTCATTTTGGGGCAATAGAATATAACTTGCACCCTGAAAACATAAGAAAAAGTATGTTTGACATATTTGAAGACATAAATAAAAATGAATAATTCCGATAGAATTCCGTAGTTAATGAGTACCAACTGTTTGTTATTCTATATATGAACTAAAATGAGCGCTGACAAAATATGTCGGCGCTTTTTGCGTTTCCGAAAGGCGGTGTAATCTTGAAATGGTGGCATAGAACTTTATATCGAGCAGCAATGTCAATTCTTCCGGAAGCAGTAAAACGGCAGATGACAGGAACCGGTCGATTGACGGTCGCGAAGAACGCTAATCCGTGGAACTTCTTTAACTGGCTACCGAAGAAATATCAGCAGGCGCACAATATCGACCTGACTAAGCTTCAAAGCTACACGGCTGAGGAATTGCTGGAACTACTTGTATCCGTCCATCCTGACGTATCCCATGCACTGTACACTTATTTGCGGATGGGTGACACTGGGATGACGATTACAGCGAAGAAGCGAACAGGTACGGATGACAAGAGCGGACAACGAACGCTGGATGAAATCCGGGAAATGCTCAATACGCCGCTCCCGTCTCCGGGTTACCAACATGGACGCTCATTGGACAAGCTGGATACAACTCAAAGGTTAATGGTCATGGTCCGCGGCGCATGTGCTGGTGAAGTCGTTCTGAATGAGCAGGTAAATGATGTTGTCGATATTGTTCCGGTCGATCCGTCATTAATCTGGTTCCGGCGTGATCCGCAAACAAATCGGCTTGTTCCTTGGCAGTATGTGAAGAATCCACGCATGCAGCAAGGCGAAGTGTGGTTCGGACAATACAAACAGATCGATACGCCGACATTCATTTATGAAGAACTCGATCCGATGGTCGACGATCCTTATGGCCGAACGCCGATCTTGCCCGTATTGCAAGTTGTATTCTTCCATCTGCAGGTGCTACAAGATTTAAAGGCTGTCGTCCACAACCAAGGATATCCGCGTATGGATGTTTCGATGCTCGAAGAAATCATGCTCAAGAACATGCCGGCACAATTTAAAATGAACCCGAATGAACAACGTAAATGGTTGACGGAACGCATGACGGAAATGCAGAACCACTTCAATTCGCTGAATCCGGACGACGCGCTGTTCCATTGGGATAGCGTGAAAGTGGAGTATCTCAAGGGATCAGGTACGGGCCCGATGATCGATATTAAGAAACTCATCGATATCATCGACACACAAATGGCGACATCACTTAAAACCTTGCTCACCTTGCTATCCCGACATCAGGGCTCCACGGAAACTTACAGCTCGGTCGATGTACAACTTTATATCAAAACAGTAGAGTCCGCACGGAGCGTAACCAAGCGTTTCTGGCAGCGGGCTTTTTCTATGTCGGCAAGGATTAAAGGTGTTCAAACAATGGTCAGCGTGGATTACGAACCGATTGACCTTCGTACCGAAAATGAAACCGAGAAGGACCGTAAAGCGCGGATTGATAACCTGGTCGAAGCTGAAAATAACTTTTACATCACTCCAGAAGAAGCGGCAAGTGAAGCAAGGCAGTCACTTGGGATGGATGCCAAAATACCGGCTGAATTAGTGGATAAGCTTAAAACAAAACATGAGCAGCCAACCAATTCGCCGCCGCCTGAAAACACGCCGCCAGCGGCGCAATCCAGAAAAAAGTTAGATAACAATGAAAGTGGTGATGAAGACGAACAAAGCCATATCGATGAGTTTATAGCGTTTTACACGTTTATGATGGGCGCGATGAAAGATCGCATGAATCAAGCTACGTCGATCAATCGTCTTGAATCTCATATGATCATACCGGAAGGTTTACAACAACAGAATGCGCAGAGACTTTGGGAACTGTATCGTGAATCCTACGTGGAATCATGGAACAAACGTGCAGAGCAGTCGAGCGCAGACCGGATTCGTTACCCGGATACGAATACCTCGGTTAACATGCACAACGAAGCCCAGCGGGTTACGGAAGGCACAATGAACACCTATAACGAGGAAATGAGATCGAAACTAGGTGATGCCTTTACGCAGACGGCTGACATCGAAGATGAAGCGCTGCGGCTCACCAAAATGCGCGAAATCCTTGGGCGGTGGATGGATGATTATACCGCTTATAAGTCGGTACAGATCGCTAACCATGAAGCCTTGAAAGCCTATCACCAAGGCTTATTCGCTCATGATGCAGCACATGCCCCGGAAACGATGTATGACGTAGAACCGGGAGATTCACTGCATGAAGCTTGCGTGGAGATTACCATGGGTGCGCCTTATACATTGGCGGAAGCTCAGGCACAATTTTTGCCGCTTCATCCGAATTGCGTTCATCATTATGTGCCGAGAAATGCGGAGTAAATGCACAATAATAACCTGATATGATTTAAGTATCGAAAGCCTTCCTTAAAACAGGGGCTATATTTTATTATGGAGGCGAATTCAATGTCCGTAAGAGCAAAGTTTTATTGCGCAGCTAAGGTACAAAGAGCAAATCAGCCTTACAACAATCAACCGAATCCGATTTACGAAACCTTCGAGTTCTTTCCAGTGCAAGGCAATAACGAAGAAAACAAAAAATTCTTTAGTGCGTCTCCTTCCGGAAAACTCGAAATCGGTGTAATGAATCCTGAAGCTGCAAAGCAATTTGAAGTAGGGAAATCATATTATCTTGATTTCACTCCGGCAGAATAACTCCAAATTGATCCTCAAAGGGAGGTGAGAAGAAATATGGGAAAACCAACAGCCGACCAACTGATGAAGATTAATCAACTTGCTAAGACACCGCTGACCGAGGATCAGGTTTATGTGTTTAATGCAAAATTGATTGGCGATAAGCCAATACCCATGCGTTTCCAGCGAGTAACTCCAAACTTCTTACGGAAGATGGCGGAGGATGCAAAGGCTGGTGTATCGCTAATGCTTGACCATTCGTGGGCCAACCTTGGAATTTTGGCGATGCCTTATGGTCGAACATTCGATGCCATGCTCAAACAAGATGGTGACGAGCTTGCTTTGTATGCAGACCATTACATCGTTCGTGGGCAAACCTTAAACGGTGTAGCGACGGATGACATCATTTCCGCCATTGACTCTGGCACGCTGTTTGACACATCTGTTGGGTATATCCCGACGAAGAACATTTGCTCAATCGATGGCTTCGACTATTTCGGCGGGAAGTGTTTGCATTATCGCGGTTGTGAGTATGACGGCGAAATATGCAGCGTCGAACAAGATGACGGCCAGCTTATGGAGAATTCACTTGTGTTCGACGGGGCCTATCCCGGCGCTGGCGTTGTCGCTGCCAGCCAGAAACAAGCCAAAGAAGGAAACGGAAAAGCATGGGTATCAATGCAAGATGCGGAAGCGGCTAAGAATGC